TAATAGCTCGCTCCTTAGCATTTTCTGGCTGTCTCACCTTAACATAAATGATATACAAGAACCTATGAATATCATAGTAAATCGTACCTGGACCTATTCCATGTCCGTATATACCCGCACCCTTATATCCACCATCAGCCGTTTCTGGGTTTGGCATACGCCTGGACCAGTATGATAAACCAAAATCAATGATATGCGCTTCAACACCAGCGTATGTACGCTTATACTTTTTGATATCAGGTGAACCGAGACGACTCCTAAAAGATCCACCGGGGTCGTTCCGAATTACTTTACGACCGAGGTCAACTTTCCAAGTGTACTCGCCCTCTCGCCGTGAAACCATCACATTACCTCCATGTAAATCGCGGTGACGAAAGTCTGGAAATTTTTGGTTAATTCGGTAGAGATTATCAAAAACCTGTACGATTACAGACTTCATCGCATCAAGAGATGGGTTGGTTTGCCACCACGAATTAAACGGCATACCATCAAGAAGTTCCATATAAAGAATATCCTTGGGTTTGGTACGTTCTTTTGGTTGGACCAACGTACCATTCTTTTTACGCACCTTTTTAGGTGTTTTATATTGGATGGGGCACTTCTTAAAGAGGTACATCTCGGGAACCGCAAACTCCTTCAATTTTTCGGCAACCTTGAATTCAAACTCAAAGGCACCATTGGTACTTTCCGATGTATCTATCTCTTTGTACGCGACATATCGACGACCATTATCATTGATACTTCCACGGTACATCTTTCCAAATGCACCTTCACTCAGTGGCTTACCCTTACCAGTGCGAAGGGTAGGTGAGTTGTAACTGGGAACCTTCAAGAAGTGTTCTGGGATACAAGCCTTCTCACCTTTGAGTAACTTCTTGAGATTACTCTCTATATTAGACATACTTACTTATTGGTAAGAAGTTTTTTTAAACTTACCAAGAAGGATGGGAACGAGTCCATTGGGACTCGGAACTTAGAATTTTTTATTTATTTACTCGTCAACCTCCTCGATCTCATCCTCTTCCTCAACATCATCGACCTCCTCGGAAGGTAGATCGAGACCCTGGAAAGCAAATGAGGGAAGCTTGACCGACTGCTCAAGTAGAACCTGTTGGAGACGGATAGTAACACCAAACTTATTGTCAATAAACCAAATCTGATTAAAATCAACAATGGCCATACACTTCTGACCCTTCTCGACAGAATCCAGAGAAACCTGTTCCTTTTGTACATTGTACGTCTCGGGGACGAACGAACCATCGGGCTTGGTGAGAACCTTTAGCTTGATAGTAGATGGATACTGTTCCTTCCCAGGGCGAACCATGGGCTTGTAGAGAGCTTGCTTGAGAACCTCAACATTGAAGTCCTTGCCGAGCCACTCCTTGGAGTTTTCAGCGACTGTGTTTACGATGATCTCATCGAGAGCCTTGAGCTTGTCATGAAGTTCCATCGCCTCGGTGTTATCGGGGTCGAAAGACAGGTCGAGAGAATAGGAAGTGCGACCAGTACCCTCATCAGTGAAAGCGCTCAGGCCATATGGAGAGCGCATGAAAGGGAATTGAATGTAGAGCTTTTTGTTGTCGCCGGCGTTGAGATAGACGGCCTTACCGCCATTCTTGTTTTTACGAAGTTTCGAAAAGTTTACAGAAGAAGTAGTGAAATCGGAGGAGCGTTGAATAGAGAGCGACATTGTAGTTGGTTATATCTATACAAGGCGATCAAACTTTAAGTAGGTTTTTTTTGTTAATTTATAGTAACTATTTAAGATGGGTTTATTTAAAGATTGTGGTTGTGGGTGCAACGGTAAAAAACAGCAGGATAAACTGGTCATCTCTATCATTTCCGCCCTCACCTTTTTCGTGATTGCCAACCCAGAAGCTTTCCGTGTCGTCAGGCGAGTGTTAGGGTCCAGGATCGCCACCCCTACCGGGTGCCCCTCTACTTTGGGTCTCGCCATTCATTCAGTGGTATTCATGTTTGTCGTATGGGGTATGATGAACATACCAAAGGAATCGCCATGTGCGAAGAAAGCAAGGAAGGGTTCCAGGACTGTATTAGAAGCACCTAAGCCAATGGTTGAGGTAGATGTTCCTCAGCCCGAATTCTCAGAATCGCAGGTAGAGATGGGTGACAGTGGTCTCCAGTTAGAACCCCAGGGTCTTGAGTCCGAAGGTACTCTGTTCAAGTAAATTTAATTCGTGCATTTTCCAGTCAATTTGGATAAATTGATAGTAAAATGTTTAAAACTCTTCATCAAATCCAATTTCATCAGATGTATCGTCCATTTTTCCATAGTCACCAACCCTCTTTTCGAAGAAGTTTGTCTTACCGTCTAGACTTATATTTTCCATGAAGTCGAAAGGGTTCTTAGATCCCCAAATCACTGGTACACTAATCTGCTTAAGAAGGCGGTCCGAAACGTATTCGATATATTCAGACATCTTATCAGAATTCATACCTATGAGGTTACATGGCAGTGCATCCAAAATGAAATTCTTCTCAATTTCCACAGCTTCTTTTATGATAGAGTGCACCGTCTCAGTGGAGGGTTTATTACGAAGTTGTTTGAACAACTCAACCGCAAACTCTTGGTGAAGACCTTCATCCCGAGAGATGAGTTCATTACTGAAGCAGAGACCGGGCATGAGACCCCTTTTCTTTAGCCAATAAATAGCACAGAAACTACCAGAGAAGAAGATACCCTCAACACAAGCAAACGCAAAGAGACGCTCAGCAAAAGAACGAGTTTTAGTATCAAACCACTTCAAGGCCCAATTGGCTTTTCGTTCAATGCACGGGACGGTTTGAATAGCTTCGAAAAGTTGTTTCTTTTCAGCACCGTCTTTGATGTATTTGTCAATAAGTTTGGAGTACGTCTCACCGTGTACCATCTCATTGTGACACTGATACGCATAGAAAGATCGCGCCTCCGAGATTTGTACCTCATCAGCAAAATTGTTATTGATGTTTTCGAAAACTATACCATCGGAACCCGCAAAAAATGCAAGTATATATTTTATGAATTTTTGTTCGTTATCATTCAGGTTTTTCCAGTCATCCATATCACTAGAGAGATCCACTTCTTCCGCAGTCCAATTGGACATTTGAGCCTTCTTGTAAAGTTCCCAGAGTTCAGGGTATTTCAGGGGGAATACAGTAAATCTATTCATTGTTGGGGCCAAAATTGGTTCATATTCATCTTCTATGTAGTCCTGAAATTCAAAGTAGTTTCCGATGAGACGACCGTCAATAGATATTTGAGGGTAGGTTGATACTGAGCCACCGCACACTTCCTTGAGCTCTTCCTTGTCGACCATGATTTTTTCAAAATCGAGACCCTCTGATTCACACAGGGTTTTAGCATGGTCACAATACTCACAACCTTCCTTCGAATAAATAATAACTTTCATCTGTGATATTATCCCTTATTATTTTTTGTCCGAAAACTCTAAGCATGATTGTGCCCTCTGAAATAATTGAAAATGATATAGTCAAAGTCTTAGTAAATGAAGACGGAGTCGAAGACGAAATGTATGGTATTGTTGGTATGAATACAGGGAATACAATCGGCCTGAGATATCTCAATCCCACTGAACTCTTTTATAAGAGTGCATGTGTATACGAATTAGAACATGAAACTCTCTCACCTGTACCATATGAAAGTTTGATGGAACATTACCCAAGTGGAACTCGTTTCGAGGATCTTGAGATGAAAGCATTAGGTATTGGTCAGTATGTCATGTACGCTGAAATCGATGTGGAAGATACAGACAGTGATCTATACGACGAAGGTGGTGATGATGAGTCCGACCTTGAAGGGTTTGTCGTATCAGATAGTGAGATCATTGGAGAGGATATCCCATTACCCCCGGGACATCAGGCGATTGACAAGGAATGGAATGCATGGGAACCCACGACATCAGGTGGTAAAAGTTTTAAAGAGACTGTAGATATGATTGAATCGAATATACGACACCTAAGTACGTCTGCGTAATTTGCTTTTTTTAAAAAGCACCGTCAATCATACCAAGATGCTGGCTGCTATATGGTCTGATATAGACCGTCTACTACTAAATACAAAAGAAAATGAAGAAAAGCCAGTGAATATAAATTTTTGTCGTGAATGCTCGGGTGTTAAGGTGTATTCTCGTGAAGGATTACCCACGTGTTCGGAATGCGGACTCATTGAAGATCGCTTTATTGATGAGAGTGCTGAATGGACAAGTGGAATGAACGATGACGGAAAAGTGAACGACCCATCTAGATGTGGGAACCCAAACGCAAACCCAGAACTCTTTTCTCAAAATTGGGGGAAGGGAACGGTTATTTCAACACAGCGTGGCTCTACATACGAAAACAAACGTATGGCCAAAATCAATTTTCATATGTCGATGAATCATCGGGATCGCTCATTATTTCACGCGTATAAGGATATCGATGAAGCGTGTCACACACTTCCCGATGCGGTATTGAAAGATGCGAAGATGATGTACAGGAAATTCAATGAGGGAAAACTTACACGAGGTGCGGTGCGTTTAGGTATCAAAGCAAACTGTGTTTTATACGCATGTCGTCTCGCGAAGGTTTCTCGAACGACCAAAGAGATTTCGGATATGTTTGGGATTCAATCCAAGGATGTGAGTAGAACTACACAAATGTTCAAAGATATTATCATGGGTGCAACGGAAAAGAATTATGTGACAAAAGCCTTCGATGTTATGAATAGACTTTTGAATTCATTTGAAGTGACACGGGAAGAGCGTTTGAAATGTATAAACATGTGCAACACTGTGGAAGATTGTGTAGAACTCATGAGTAAAACACCGAACAGTGTGGCTTCCTCAATTATCTACATGGTTTTGAAAACCAAAGTTTCCAAAACGGAGATGTGTGAAAGATGTGCGGTATCAATACCAACATTGAATAAAATAGAGAATATTATAAAAAAATACTTAGAGGTTAAAGGTCATACTTAAACATATGACCAAGGTATTTCTATCTACCCCATGTTATGGTGGGTTATGTTTGGAAAAATATATGTCTAGTATGATCAAGCTTCAACTCCTTCTCATAAAGGAAGGGATTCAGATGTACCTTGATACTACTGAAAATGAATCACTCGTTCACAGAGCGCGGAATGTATCCGTCGGTCGTTTCATGCAGAAAACTGACTGTGACTATTTTATGTTCATCGATGCGGATGTACATTTTGATCCTGAGGCTGTCGTTCGACTCATAAAGTCCGGGCACGATCTTTCAGTTGCATGTTACCCAAAGAAGGTTGTGATGTGGGATCAAGCGGCATCAGCTGTAAAGAGTGGTGACGATCGTGATATGTCCATGCTTTCGTCGAGTCTCGTCATCAATTTTGGAGCCCAGAATCGTCCAATCAAAGATGGGTTTATAGAAATCCTAGATGGTCCAACTGGTTTCATGATGATTAAACGATCAGTGTTTAAGACACTCGAGGAGAAGTTTCCAGAGCTGTGGTGCAAGAATGACCATCAAAACCGAGATTTTGACGAATATCACGCGGTGTTTGACTGTATGATAGATCCAGTGACTCGTCGATATTTGTCTGAAGATTATGCGTTTTGTAGGCGGTGGCAACAAGCTGATGGTAAGATTTATGCGGACGTGAATACAACCCTTGGACATGTAGGAAATCTACCATTCGGTGGATGCCTTAATGATAGGCTTAAGGTTTAGAATATATAATAACACATGAATCTTGTCACCATCATAACGACTCGCTCGAAATCATGTTCAGTAAAAACTCTCCATGCTATTCTTCGACTTAATATGCGATGCCTCCAAAAGAATATCAACAATGAAATTACATACGTGATAGATGACCCATATGCAAAGGCTGAAGCTGTTCAAAAATATATGAAAACACATGATCGTATCGTGTTTATAGATTTTGGAATTGGTATTGACGATGAATCCCTTGATCAAATTTTCCAACCACACGACAACGTGGGTTGTCTCGTTTTCCCGGGTGTGAATGAGGGAATCGACTGGGATATGTTTAAGGAGAAGATCAAATCCGATTCTAAAGAACCACCGTCACAGATGGGACTTCACTTTGACACACGCGTAGGTAAGAAGATCTCCAAGGACATTTATCAAGTTGCGTATACAGATGCGAAAGTATGGATGATGAATACGAAAAATGTAATGAAATCCATAAAGGATAAAAAGAGTGGGAATTATAAAATTTACCCAAAGATGTTTGAAAAATTCACAGAACAAGGTGTTCGTATATATGCATTTACGGCAGCTAAGTTGACAACAACATACACACACGAATGTATAAGTAACATCCTCAACGCTGCGGGTGTGAAAGTAAATTAAAGTTTATACACTTTTATAAGACATGTCTATAAAGTCGGACTCCCCACTTTACAAATATGTCGTGAAATTCATTCACACTACATGGGGTAGTAAGGACTATTTTCCGGGACCTCAACCCATATCAATCGAGTATAAACATTTTCCTATACTGAAGAGGGGTAATTATACAGTCTGTGAAAAAACCGATGGTGAAAGGCATATGATGGTTGCTTTGGTGTTTGAAGGGAAGAAGAAGTGTCTATTCGTGAATCGAGCATTCAAGATGTTTGAAGTCCCACTGAACCTTAAAAAGGATGTATACGACGGAACAATCTTGGATGGTGAACTCTACGAGAATACACTCATGATTTATGATGCTGTACTTGTATCCGGAAAAAGGGTATGGAATTCCAATTTGTTGGACCGACTCGGCTATGCTAAGTTTGGTGTGGTGCAGCCAATCATATATATGAAGTCGGATAAATGGCGTCTTCAATTGAAAGAGTTTCATCACATGAAAGATTTCCAACAGTTTATGGATGAGTATCTCCCAACCGTAAAACAAGAAGTAGATGGACTTGTGTTTACACCCATCGATGATCCTATTAGGATAGGAACACATGAAACAATGTTCAAGTGGAAGCCCCAAATGAAAAATACAGTCGATTTCTTGATGAAACGTGAACCAACAAGAGAAACGCCTGGTTACAAACCGGGTCCGCTCACATGGAGGTTATATATTCAAGAAAAGGGGAAGTTGTTTTTTGAATCTGAAATCCCCTCTGGTAAAATGGAGGATCAGCCGTGGTTCGAAGAAGGTGCAATCGTTGAGTGTATGTATATGGGGTGGGATGAACCCATGTGGTGGAAACCGATGAAACGGAGGTATGATAAAACACACCCCAATAACCGCCGAACATTTTACAGAACTATCGTGAACATCAAAGAGAATATCAAGATGAAGGAGTTTTTAGATTGTAAACCATAAAGTAAAATCCAGCTTCATCTGGTAGAGGGTGTTCCTTTGTAGACTCGTCATTTAATAAAAACCATTTATTTCTACTCTTAGCGAATGATACGTAATGCCCATCATCTTGATCACCTACATGAACCGCACTAGAAATGAGATTATATTCATATTTATCGATGAGAATGTTTTCGATAATTTTTACATTACTTTTAGTGTCAAAAGAAATCATAAGAACTTGTGGGAGTTTGGAAAATAACATGCGAGTTGTAGCGACACTGTGCACTCCGCCACTGGTATCTTCGAAATTTTCTATCGTATTCCAATCCGTACTTTTAAGAAGCATATCATTCATATCATTTCCTGAAGATGTGACGATGTGTACACTAAAATCTTCTTCATTGGATGATTTTCCACCCGGCCATATAGTCTCCTGTGTTTTCTTCCCATAGAACCATGGTTTGATGTTCGGTACGGCTCGTTCTATGATATCTATGATACATAAGATGGCTTCTTGAACGTCGTGTTGTTCATTACTCTTGAAACGTGGGAACTTTTTCTTGAAAGATTCAAGGAGGGGCTTCACGTTTATCATCTCTTTACCATTTTTCCAGTAAATGGCAACTAAGTGAGAATAAAGTTGTGTAAATTCACATTCTCCAACATAAGGATATTTCAAAAAATAGTTTGAAAGAACTGGAATATACAAAAGGCATTGTACTGCTGTATTGAAATAACAGGTGTTTCCGTTATTTATCAAACCTTTCATTACAAGTTATAAACAAAAAACACTTAAGGGAAAGTCGCATCATATTAATGACAATGATGGACATTAAATCCATTTACGACAAGGTTAAACCCACCTTCGATTCCATGAAAGGTGAAGAGCATATCGAAGTTGAGTTACGCCTCGGCAAACATAACGGTTCCCTATTCGATACCAACATGGGTAAAGAAACATGGGAGCGTGTTCTCACGGGACTGAAGAAGTATCAAGGATGGGAAAGTGTGAATTCCTCGGTTGCTGATGTCTACTATAATGATGCCAACAACATTCGAATCACCGCCGATGAAGAGTCCGGTGAACAGACGATGGTCCAGAAGATCAATGTAATCAAGGAGGATTTCAAATGTAACCCGATTGATGTGCGTTTTAGCGTTTCACGGGAAATCCCGACATTTGGTGAATACGAAATGGACCGAAAGCGTAACAAGACACGCCATTCATTCGTGCGTAAGAATTTGAGTATCGATATGACCATATCCTCTGGTGACAGTGTTGACATGGATTCCGAAGAAGAATGCTCCTATCAAATTGAACTCGAGATTGTAAACCCCCAGGAAGTTAAAAATGATGATGAATTCTATAACATTATTCACAAGATTTCCGATCTTGTAAAGATTTTCTAAGTTATTAGTATACAATGTCCAAGGTTAGTTCGAAACAAGTTATGCAAATGGCTGCCATATTTGCGGTGCTCATCGCCGCTATTATCTTTATGAGTGGTCGTGAGGAAAAGACGGAAGAATACAATTGGCGGAAGGCGATGAGGAGGGCTAGGTGATGAAGATAATTTTCTAAGTTACTAGTATAAAATGTCGAACGCTGTTCAGCCAATGGCCAGTGCCGTAAACCTTACTGCCCCAGCCCCCACTTTCATGAATAAGGTCAGGGCGGGTAACCGACCCACTTTAATGAAGATTGGTGCTGTCGTCGCAGTCCTGATTGCGATCATTTTATTTATGCGTAGGGGATCTAAGAAGGAGAAGGAGGAATACTCGATGAAGAAGGCGCGCCTCGCGGCGAAGAGGGCGATGAAGAAGCTCATGAGGTAAAAAACTAGATAAATATTAATATAAATCACCCTTCAGATGAAACTGTTATTTTCATCTAAAGAATAGATACATTTAATATCCATGGATGAAGCCAGACATCTGGTTGTTGAAAAACCAGATGGTTCTGTCGCGATAGCGTTCAATCAAGAGGTTCCACCACCGGAACCTCCACCGGAAATTATACAACCACGATCACATGTAAGATTTTTACTAGAATATCACCCCGTTGCGCGTGCTCTGGCGTATATATTCGTACTCGCATCTGGTATAAATCTGGCTCTTTACACGAGAACAATAGATATTATCAATTTTGTGTTGATAGTATCTACGACGGGTGCTATACATACCGAATACCAGGCATCGATAGCAGTTGTAGTGTTTCATGGTACGTGTGCGGGGCTCATGATAGTACCATTTTGTGTACTTCGAATGTGGGAACAATCCATTTTCCAGTTTTCAACCGCTCTGATGTGTTTCACCGCATTTAATACATGCAATCAAATAGCTATTCCCTGAAAATATCACTGTTCAGCATCTTGAAGAGATTCCATAAAAGCATCTTATGTTGTGGACTTTCAACATATTCCCAGTCATCAATTATAGACATGATGAGTTTGTTATCATCAGGCTCATCATTTTTACGAAAACTAAGGGGTGCACGTTCTCCTTCACTCCTTACATTTCTAATGTAATCCGCCACAGTATAAATAATAGCGTCTAAAAGCTCCTCTTTGGCCATTTCCATCCATGAATCTGTGGGTGTTCCCCATGTCCTCGTGTCATCATTCACTCTCACACCGTGATTATAACGTTTCAATCCGAGCTCTAACCGCTCGGTTAATTCCTTTCGGACGGGCATTATTATTAATATTAGATCTAAACTTTAACCAATATTTCCTGTAATCGTCGATTCCCTTTTTAGATATTTTACCCTTTTTGTTATTGAGGATGTAGTTTGCGAGTGCTAACTTGAAATTATTCTTCAAATTGTACGGAACACCGGTCACGTTCGTGTTATTCATGATGTACTTCTTCTCAAGATTTCTCCTTCTTTGCATCTTCCACTGACTCACCAGTCTTCGTTTAATTTCATTGATATCGCGTTTGAAAGGTATGCCTAACGCATTCTTCTTTTTATTCAGCTTGTTAATTTCATTTTGAACCACCTTCACATCATTGTTAAGATTGGGTTTGTATCTTTTCATCCATGTAACACCAAAATATTTGGCGAGATCATTGCGAATAGAATTTTCATTGAGTCGCCTTTTCATCTCTATGTTATTTATCTTCAACTGTCGATTCATCGCATTAATGGCATTCTTGGCATTCTTCTGCTTCTGCTTGATTGCCCTTGGAGATGGAGGTTTAACAACTGGCTTAGCGGCTATATTATTACGAGCCTTTTCAATCTTCTTACATAAACTGAGTTTAGTGTCCTTTTTGTCGTAAGGAATCTTCATGGCTTTACATATCAGTTCGAGATTGGGCTTAGAATATTGGTCACATATTTTTCGTCCTATCCGGAAGTTCTTAGTATTTACCTTTCCAGTGATGGCTACATTTTTACCTTTGGTAGTGTTTTTGAATGTGACTGTTTTTTTCTTGTTTAATTTTTTGATCTTCTCACAAATCTCTTTACGTGTTCCAAATTTACCCACTACACCCATCTTCTTAGCTAAATCTACGAGTTCTGGTCTGGGCATCCGTTCACACCTTTTACTGTTTATGTTTAACGCAGAAATCTGTGTAGTATTTAATATCTTCTTCTTTGTTGTTTTGGCCTTAGCCTTGGGCTTAGCCTTTGGTTTGGTGCGCGTCTTTTTATCACCCTCGGAGAATACCCCAGTGATTTTAATTTCACCCGCATCGTTCATTTTTTCGATTAATCGCTGTCCACGATTATACGCATTCAATATGTCTTGAGGGCTTTTGCCACCGAGAATCTGAACATTACCAGTTTTGGTAATATTGTATTTGTGATCATCGATGTACGCATAGAAGAACGGACCGAGTTCGGGTTCATACGTTACGTTCGTCATACCATATTCCCTGAATCGGGCGGCAGCCAATCCGAGACTCCTAAAAACACCGTTAAATTTAAACTGTGCACTGATATTGTTATATTCAAATGGATTGTATAAGAAAGACTCACGTTCAGTGTATTTGTCAATGACGAACTTTCGGATCAACTCCGGTTGAACACCTATATTCTCACCGACAAATCCCGCAGAAAATCGAATTTTACCATTTTTGTATATATTAAACGTAACCTTATGTGATTCAATCCCATTAGAAATCCTTAATATTATCTGAGTACTGAAATAGTCCTTGTTTATGTTACCCTTAGGACCGTAGTTTTTGCTATGTGAATAACCCGTCTGAAATCGACCATATATTCCCTTTATGTCCAATGTGTCTATATAAAGACCTTCACCGATAAAGGTTTTATCGAGTGGTTTTTTTACTAGTATGTTTTTTATGTTTATACGGGCTTCTTTACCGAATCCACTGTTTACGTTGGCATTAAACATACCGATGTTTAGTTTACTCATTGAAAGTCGTGTAGGGGCAATATAATCTAATGAAGTATTGTTAAAAGATGTTTTACCCAATGCATTTTTGAATGCATTTTCGTTTATATCACTGAACTCATTTTCGAGGGGATCATTCTCAAATTCCTTAAACATACCTTCGTATCGTCTGTCATTGACGATATTCCTTTGGAGTGTATTAGGAACTTCTTGTCTCTTCAAAAGATTAAGTTCCACTTCACGGGGAACCTGGACATTTGGCGCACTCCTGGGTGGTGGCCACCGAAGCGATGGGCTACGCCTAGGACCCGTGGTCTCTATTCTGATGCCCGAGGTTTCCACGAATTCTCGAATTCCTCGACTCATTACTATTATGTACAAGTATTTTTTTTAAAACTCGTCTGTGAATCCAAGTGATTCTTCAATGACGTTGAGACCATAAATGATAGGTTGCTTGGGGTACAATCTCCCCTTGTATGTGACTGATTCGTTCCTGACTTCAACATCTCTTGAACTGAATGGCCCAATGTAGAAATCGGGATGGAACTTATGCTTTCCAAGATTGTTTTCATGGCAATGTTGGTTGAACACTTGCACAAATAGCTTTTGGGGTACAAACATATCTTCACCAAACTCAATATTCGTAGACTCGAGGAAGTTTGTGAGGGTACTCGCAACCATCGCCACTTGCTTTTGGATGAGCTTGAAATAGTTAGGCACAACATTCCAAATATCCCTGTCCCTGAATTTATTGGAGTAATCTAGGTATCCGCGCACACATTTGAGTAGAATGATGGGGAGCTCCTTCTCCAATTTCTTTTCAAGGTTTGGGTCCGCTTCTTGAACTTGTTTAGTAAAGTTCCATGGGAGAATACGACGCAGTACTGAACCAGAGTTATCTTTCCAGTTTGGAATTTCATTTCCACCGAGTACTCCAGGTACCTTCCAATCGAGTGAAACCGCTATTTTGTTCTTGACTGCGATCGAAACCCTCTCACCTGATACGATAGACTGAAACTCAGCCTGTTCCAGTGCGAGGTCACCCTTAATCTCGGGTGCTATGAACATGAAACTGTCTTTCAGGGCTGACAGGCCGAATTTCCTCTCAATGTTGTTTCCGAGTGTGCCTACGTCCTGACTTTCGTAAAAACGCTTGAAAACATTGTTAATGAGTGTCGATTTACCGGACCTCGCGATACCCTTGAAAAATGGAATGACTTGCCAGGAATCCAGGTCACCAACATCATAACAGAGGCGTCCACCCATAACATAAGCCCAGTTACAGACTTCGGGCTCAAACTTTTGGTAATGTAAAACCTTATCAAAGTGGGGTGTGGGAATGTCTTGCCAATTTTCGATATGGGAAAAGTCATCAAACTGCTGATCGAAATACTTACAGGAGATGATAGTTGGGTCGAGGCACCGAAACTCCTTACTATCGTAGGGGTAAAAGCGAGAATCATAAACTCCACGATCGGGAATCCACTCCTTTCCAACAAAAACACCATTCTTGAATGACCATACATGACGTCTCTTTTCAATCTCAGGAAACTGGGGATCGATGCACTTGGAAATGTATTCAATCACATCTCTGTATACCGTCCCTCTACTCGTAAAGTTTTTCCAGTTTGAGAATTCGTCATCTTTAGGTGCGATGTTACGGACAAAATTCTGGATTTCCTGCTTTGCAACCCATGCCCGAGTGCAGTACCCATCGATGGTCTTGATTTCTTCGCAGCAAAAGTCTTTGTATCGTCTGTACCCAGATTTATACGCTTCGTCGAGTGTGTAGAGGAGACATTTTTGATACGGGGAACAATCCTCAATCTCATCTTCGTCCATAGTGGATGGGTCAGAGCTCGAGGACACCTGTGGCACTGCCATTGGGTTGACAACACGCTCATACGCTATGAAATGGCGTCTGATATTTTCATAACCGTCTTTCAGTTGTTTGACGACGTTGTTGACTCGCTTCCATAATGTGATTCCATCACCATTTACATCATGAGATTCTATTTTGAGATCCATGACCCGATTCTTCAAATCGATGATAAAACGACGCTGTCGTTCACGGATCCCCTTAATAGCCAGAATATCAATTCTTCCTGGGATGGGGTTATTGTTACTATCCCAATTATCAGCATGGATGAATTGCCTGTACCCCAACTCACGCGCATTCCTATAATCTTCAGTCTGAAGATCCCAGAAGATTTCAAACTTCCTCACGATTTCAATTATTTGGTCCTCATTCATCGATTGGATTTGCTCTTTTTGTAGCTCAGCCAGTGCTTCATACCTATTCGGTTCCTTATCGATGAAGTGAGTGTCTTCCATGCTTACTCTTACTATGAATTTTTCTTTTAACTAAATTTTTAATCTTGAAGCTTGGCAAGAATCTTTATAAGGATTTTATTCTGTACCTGCATTTGGTTAGAAATCTCGACGAGAGCTGAACATACGGTGTCACCATCCTGTGTCGCCATGAGAGAAGTCATCAAACCTATGATGTCAGTCTCATCGTCCTCAAGGTCCTCAAGGTCCTCGACAATTTCCTGATCATCTACCGAAATCTCATCCTCGGTCTCATATTCGTCGGAGACGATTTCACCATCTTCAATTTCTTCAGGCTGTGTGGACATTTGAATTACACCGAGAAAAAGTAGACTGCGAAATTTCGCACATTTACCCAGAATTATTTTCTCTGCTTATAGTACAACAACTCTCAAAATGGCCGGTGGTCTTATGCAACTCGTCGCTTACGGTGCCCAGGATGTCTACCTTACTGGTAACCCTGAGGTAACTTTCTATCAGGCCAAATACAAGCGCCACACTAACTTCGCGATGGAGAACATCGAGCAGACCGTCAACGGTACTGCCGCCAACTCCGGTCGCGTCTCCGTCACCGTCGCCCGTAACGGTGATCTCGTCGGTGACATGTACCTCGAACTCGAGTCTGCCATCGCCGCTACCGCCACCGCGGAGGCTGGTGACTGCAACTGGGTCGCCGAGCGCGCAATTTCCTCCGTAGAATTATCAATCGGTGGTCAAAGAATTGACAAGCACTACCAGAAGTGGTGGCGTCTCTACTCCGAGCTTTACCTCGATGAGGCCAAGAAGGCCACTTGGGGTAAGATGACCACTGCGGCGGATGGTTCCACTGTCTATTTGCCCCTAGTCTTTTTCTTTAACCGCAATCCTGGACTTTACCTCCCACTAATTGCTCTGCAGTACCATGAGGTGCGCATCGATATTGACCTCGCGTCCGATTTCGACACCTTCCTTAACAAGTCCGTCTTCAAGGTCTGGGCCAACTACGTCTACCTTGACACTGAGGAGCGTCGTCGTTTCGCCCAGAAGGGCCACGAGTACCTCATCGAGCAGGTCCAGCACACTGGTACCGATACCGTTGACCCCTCTGCCACCAAGCAGGTCCGTCTCTCGTACAACCACCCCGTCAAGGAGCTTGTGTGGTGCTTCTCCAACACCGCCGCGAAGTCTTCCCTGTGGAACTTCACCGCGAAGAACCTTGTCACTGAGGTTGCCCTCGAGTCCGACCACACCGCGGTGAACGACTCCAACTGCTATGTGCCCATCTCCAACCTCGGCACCCCCATGTACGCCACCAAGCTCTCCTCCGAGGCTTACACCGAGGAGAACGCCGGTCAGCTCGAGACCTTCAAGCTTGTCCTCAACGGTCAGGACCGCTTCAAGGAGCAGAAGGGTAAGTACTTCAACCAGGTCCAGGCGTACAACCATCACTCCGGCTGCCCCGCTCCCGGTGTGTACTCGTACTCCTTCGCGCTC